AAGAGATGGCATTCTCCATCGAAAAGATTGCTGTTACTGCTAAGAGCCGTGCTTTGAAAGCAGAATACACAATGGAACTTGCACAAGACTTGAAAGCAGTCCATGGTTTGGATGCTGAACAAGAATTAGCAAACATTCTTTCTACAGAAATCTTAGCTGAAATTAACCGTGAAGTTGTTCGTACTATCAACTTGACAGCTACAATCGGCGCACAAGAAAACGTAACAACTGCTGGTACATTCAACCTTGACGTTGATGCTAACGGTCGTTGGTCTGTTGAGAAATTCAAAGGCTTGATGTTCCAATTGGAGCGTGAGTCTAACGCAATTGCTAAAGCAACTCGTAGAGGTAAAGGTAACGTGCTTATCTGTTCTTCAGACGTAGCATCTGCATTGCAAATGGCTGGTGTATTAGATTACACTCCAGCACTTGCATCTAACAACTTACAAGTTGATGACACAGGTAACACATTCGCTGGTGTATTGAACGGTCGTATCAAGGTTTATATCGATCCATATTTCGCCGCAACATCTGGTACACACTATGCAACAATCGGTTACAAAGGCACTTCAGCTTTTGATGCTGGCTTGTTCTACTGCCCATACGTTCCGTTGCAAATGGTTCGTGCAGTTGGTCAAGACACATTCCAACCAAAAATCGGCTTCAAGACACGTTACGGTATGGTCGCAAACCCATTCGCAACATCGGCTGCTGACGGTGCATTGTCGTTCTCTAACAAGAACATCTACTATCGTAGAATCGCAATTACGAACTTGATGTAATTGATTAAGCCGAGATACATCGGTATTCAAAAGAGGGCCTTAGGGCCCTCTTTTTTTGTCTGCATAAATAGAAGACAAGAGGAGATAATATGGCTACCCTAACAACAACACCAGTAAATAGAAGTTTTCTTTCTAATAATAAATTTGATTTTATTCTTAGACGAATTCCCAACTTCACATATTTTGTACAAGCTGTGAATTTACCAAGTCTATCTTTACAATCTACTACTATCAATACACCATTTTCTGCATTAAGTGTGCCAGGAAATCAAATTAGCTTTGGTACATTATCTTTAACATTCATAGTTGATGAAGACATGCAATCGTGGTATGAATTATATAATTGGATATTTAAACTAGGCAATCCAAAGGGGTTTGATAAAAGAGGCGGTCTAAAAGATAATGATAAATTGCTTGACAGCGTAACTTCTGATGCGACATTATTCATTAAGACAAACGCAAATAATCCAAATTTTAAAATTGATTTCTATGGTGCATATCCTACCGAATTGGGAGATATGCAGTTTTCGTCTGTAGATAATCAAGAGTTTATTACCTCTACAGTAACGTTTAATTACACTTACTACGAAGCAACAAATATTTGACATTTACCCTTCAATGTGTTATTATGATGAATACGAATATTGACTTGAGGATTGAATATGACATTAGATCAAATGATGGAAGAGTGGAGACTGGACGCTACAGTTGACTCCACAGAGTTAGGTATCGCATCTCTAAAGATACCAGAATTACACAGCAAATATCTCAAAATTTATTTTGATGAAAGACGCAAACTCAAAGCACTTGAGTTTCAAAGCAAAGATTTATCTTTGAAGAAGTATGAGTATTACAATGGAAAACTTTCACAAGAAGAACTTGACGAACTCAATTGGGAGCCTTTCGTTAAGCGTTTGATGAAGAATGAAGTTGATATGTACCTCGACTCAGATAAAGATATTATACACAACAATGTTCGAATAATCAATCAAAAAGAAAAGTTAGCGTTTCTGGAAGAAGTTCTTAAGAACGTCAACCAACGCAATTTTCAGATTAAGAACGCTATAGAATGGAAGAAGTTTACGCAAGGTGTACAATAAACTCTATATCTCAAAAGTAGATGAAGTCTACGCACACATCAAGTGTGAGAACTCCGATGCGATGGAGTTGAATGAATACTTCACATTCTACGTTCCCGGTTACAAATTCATGCCCGCATTTAGAAACAAAGTATGGGATGGAAAGATACGTCTTTTCAATTCACAGAGTAGACAAATCTATTATGGTTTGATTCCGTACTTAGAGAAATTTGCTAAAGAACGTGAGTATGAAATTGAATTTGATGAATCAGTAGAAACGTATGATGAATTTTCTGTAGCAGAAGCAAAAGACTTTATTGATACTTTAGGCATACCATTTGAAGTTAGAGACTATCAGATAGATGCATTTATTCATGCAGTACGTAGTAGAAGAAATCTATTAGTATCACCCACAGCATCAGGCAAGTCACTCATCATATATCTCATTGCGAGATATTTAAATTGCAAGACTCTTATCATTGTTCCTACTATCTCACTTGTCGCACAGCTATACAAAGACTTTGAAGACTATGGGTTTGAGAGTGATAAATACATACACCAGATTATGTCAGGTGCAAGCAAACAAACTGATTGCCCCATTGTCATATCTACATGGCAATCAATTTACAAGATGCCAAAAGAATGGTTCGAAGAATTTGAATTAGTTGTTGGAGATGAAGCGCACTTATTTAAAGCAAAGTCGTTGATATCGATTCTAACAAAACTAACAGAGTGTAAGTATAGATTTGGTCTGACAGGTACGCTAGATGGTACTCAAACACACCGATTAGTATTAGAAGGTTTGTTCGGTAAAGTCAAACAGATAACAACAACAAAAGAATTGATTGACTCTGGACGATTAGCGAAGTTTAGAATTAAAGCATTGGTGCTTAAGCATAACGAAGAATCATGCAAGCTAGGTAAGAATTTTAAATATCAAGATGAGATAAATTATATTATAGGTAAGCCGTCACGTAATAGATTCATTAGAAATTTGACTTTGAGTTTAGAAGGTAACACTCTTCTACTCTATCAATTTGTTGACAAACATGGTAGAATATTGTATAATATGATTAAGGACGCAGTAGAAGAAAATAGACCCGTATTCTTTATTCATGGTGCTGTTGGAGTAGATGAAAGAGAAGAAGTTCGTAGAATTACTGAGAATGAAGAGAATGCAATTATCGTAGCATCATATGGAACATTCTCTACAGGAATTAACATTCGTAATTTACACAATGTTATTTTTGCTTCACCAAGCAAAAGTAAGATTAGAACACTACAGTCTATTGGTCGAGGATTGCGTTTGGGTGATAATAAGAAAGAAGCTATTCTATATGACATATCGGATGACATGACACATAAGAGTAGAAAGAATTTTACGTTAGAACATTTTATCGAACGAATGAAAATTTACAACGATGAAAAGTTTGAATATAAAATTTATACGTTAAATTTAAAGGAAGAATAATGCTTTGTAAAGTATTGAAGCTAACAAACGGTGATACACTCATCGGCAATGTTGTTGAAGAAAGTCGAGGCTACATTGAAGTGCATCGCCCTATGAGAATTGTTCTTGTTCCTAGAGTTTCTGACAGTCATTCTTATAGCTTGTCTATGATGAAGTGGGATCCACTTACAAATTTTGATTTGCCTTCTAGAATATTTAAACAAAGTATTGTTTCGGTATCTGAAGCAACATCAGAAATCATAAGAGTCTATGGTGAAGCGTATAAAGAATTTGAGTCAAGTGAAGAGGATGAGATTGAAATCCAACCAGACGATAGAATGTCTGAAATCAAAGAAGAGATTGACAAGATGAGATCAACAATGACTTCATCTAACAATCATATATTACATTAAGTCTTTATCAAAGGGAACACAGTGATAATAACTCATTGTCAAGTGTTTGTCAACTAATTAAGGTGAAACATGAGCATTACTACCAATACCGCTAAACCAGCAAAAGTAAAACATTACGTAAACAACGAACATTTCTTACAAGAGATGGTTGTTTTTCGTGCAGGCGTCAAAGAAGCAGAAGCAACGAACGGCGAACGACCAAGAGTACCAGAGTACATCGGTGAATGCTTGTTTAAGATTGCAACGCACTTGGCACGTAAGCCAAACTTTGCAAACTACACATTCAAAGAAGATATGGTATCTGATGGTATCGAAAACTGTCTACTGTACATTGATAACTTTGACCCTGAGAAGTCTAAGAATCCATTTGCATACTTTACCCAAATCATCTACTATGCATTTTTGCGAAGAATTCAAAAAGAGAAAAAACATTTGTACATCAAGTACAAGAGTATGGACAATTTAATCATCACCTCTCTCATTGAAAACAATGGCGAAGAATATGTTTCTTCAAGTCTGAATGGCGTGATGCATGATTCATACAGCGAAGAATTCATTAGCGACTTTATCAAAGCATTCGAAGTGAATAAAGAGAAAAAGATTGCCAGTGCAAAGCCCAGAAAGAAAAAGACAGAGACTACCGTGTTCGATGAATTTCTGGAGAACGACAGCATAGACACCAATACCAGCCCATCTTCTTGATTTGCATTTGATTGAGATTCGTGCTATACTTGATAAGTCTTTAGGTACAATAGGTTAATAAAAGTATGAGAATATGTCTATTAGGTGATACGCACTTTGGTGTTAGAAATGACTCCAAAGCGTTTCATGCTTACTATGAAAAATTTTATGATGAAACATTCTTTCCAGAACTGAAAGAACGTGGCGTAAGAACAATCATTCAACTTGGTGATTTGTTTGACAGACGAAAGTACATTAACTTTCTTTCATTGATGGAAAGTCGTAGATACTTCTTTGACAGATGTGTTGAAGAAGGCATTACTGTTCATGCATTGATTGGCAATCACGATATCTTCTGGAAAGAAAATCTAGAAATTAATTCTCCAGACTTGTTGTTGAGAGACTATCACAACATTGTTCTGTGGCAGAAACCTGGCACACTTGAAGTCGATGGTGTCAAGATTGATATGATACCATGGATTTGCAAAAGCAATGAAGCAGAAGTATTTGAGTTTGTAAAGAATACATCATCACCTTTGTGCATGGGACACTTTGAACTGCAAGGCTTTCCATTGTTCCGTGGCATAGATAGCCATGACGGACTTGACTATAAGTTTCTAAGCAACTATAATCATGTATACAGCGGTCACTATCATACTCCATCACAGCACGACAACATTACGTATGTTGGTGCGCCATATGAACTATTCTGGAATGACTATCAAGATAAAAAACATTTTGGTATTTTAGACACCGAAACAATGAAGACAACGTTCGTAGAGAATTCTCATCGAATGTTTTACAAAGTACACTATGACGATAACAGCAGTACAGACAAATTAAAAATTGAAGACTTAAAGAACATGGACTTTTCCATGTATGCAAATGCTTACGTGAAAGTTATTGTTGCTAACAAGCAAGATCCATACTTGTTTGAAAAACTGATTGATGAAATTTATAAGGTTGGTCCTGTTGATGTGACAATTGTAGAAGACTTTACAGAATTGAATGAAGAAACTGATAATGATATTGTTGACCAAGCACAAGATACTATGACAATTCTTTCCACATTTATTGATGCACAGAGTCTAAATATTTCTGACACAAATAAACTTAAAACATTGATGCGTGAACTTTATGTTGAGGCACTATCTACAGAAAACATTGAATGATAATTTTTCGTAATTTAAAATGGAAGAACTTTCTTTCAACTGGCAACTTCTTTACAGAAATTAATTTAGACAGCAACAACACCACATTGATTGTTGGCTCTAACGGCTCTGGTAAATCAACAATGCTTGATGCATTGTGCTTTGTACTGTTCGGTAAACCATTCCGTAATATCAACAAAGGACAACTTGTCAATACAATCAATCAAAAAGATTGTACAGTTGAAATTGAGTTTGATGCTGGCAACAAATCATATAAGATTATTCGTAGCATCAAGCCGAACTTGTTTGAGATTTACTGTAATGGGCATCTAGTCAATCAAGATGCCGCAGTCAAAGACTATCAAGAACATCTAGAGAAATTCATTCTCAAACTCAACTACAAATCGTTTACCCAAATCGTTCTGTTGGGTTCAGCATCATTTACTCCATTCATGCAGTTATCTGCTTCAGATAGACGTTCTATCATTGAAGACTTATTAGATATTCAAATCTTCTCACGTATGAATAGCGTATTGAAAGATAAGTTTTTATTGCTGAAAGAAAGACACTCTCAAACAAAGTATGCAGTTGATTTGAAAGGCGAAAAGATTCAATATCAAATTCAATTTATTGATTCATTGAACAAAAGTAATGCCGCACAACTTTCATCTAAACAACAAGACATTGCCAACACTCAACATTTGATTACTGAAAGTGAAACTAAATGCACAACGCTACATGAAAGTTTGTCTGATTTGTGTGTACAAATTTCAGACAAAGATAAAGTTACTGGAAAGATAACAAAATTTTCAGGCATTAAATTAAACTTAGGTAAAACACTTAAGAAAGTTAATACTGATATTTCATTCTATCACGACAATAACGATTGTCCAACATGTAAGCAAACAATTGGTGATGAATACAAATCACACATCATTGAAGAGCGAACTAAAAAAGTTGAAGAAGTAAATGATGCATTGAAAAAGATTGATGAAGAGATTGCCACACTTAATGTTAGATGTGATGAAATTGGAAAAGTTGTAGAACAAATTCAAACGTTAAATTCACAATTGACATTTGAACAAAGCGAGATTAGAGCCAATCGTAGATACATTGAAAGCGTTGAAAAAGAAATTGAACGATTGTCGTTAGTCAAAGATGACTTGCAAACTGAACAAACAAAACTTGAAGCATTGACTCAAGAACTTGCCGAGTTAGAATCAGAGATTAAAGTTATTTCGGAAGAACGTTTGTACTATGAAGTTGCAACGACACTGTTGAAAGATACAGGTATCAAAACGAAAATCATTCGTCAATACATACCAGTCATCAACAAGTTGGTCAATAAGTATCTTGCTTCATTAGAGTTTTTTGTTAACTTTAATCTTGATGAATCATTTAAAGAAACAATCAAGTCTCGCCATCGTGATGACTTTACATATGCATCATTCAGTGAAGGTGAGAAGCAACGTATTGATATGGCATTGATGTTGACATGGCGTGCTGTTGCCAAACTGAAGAACAGCGCCAGCACAAACATATTGATTCTTGATGAGATTTTTGATTCGTCATTAGATACAAATGGCACAGAAGACTTGATGAAGATTCTAAACATGCTTGAAGGTTCTAATCTGTTTGTCATATCACACAAGGGTGATATTCTACAAGACAAGTTTGCCAATGTAATTAAGTTTGAAAAAGTAAATAACTTCTCAAGGATTGCAAAATGAAAATACTTAGCCAATACTATGGAACAGATGTAGACAGAGAATCGCATGTGTACTTAGATGAAAATTTCTTTAAAGTAAGAGCAAGAAATGAAACGGGGTCTTACTTTGTTGCATTTTTTAATAATCTGCAAGAAGCAGAAAACTTTGCACAAAATTATGTATTAGGAGAAACACATGAACCTTGAATTTGTTCCAGAAACATCACCTATTCTTTTGCAAGAATGCAAAGAGTTTGATTTTGATAATCCACCATTTGATCCTAAAGAGTTTGCACAAGCATTGCACAATAAGATGATTAAGAGTGATGGACTTGGATTGTCAGCAAATCAAGTTGGACATCCATATCGTGTTTTTGTTATGAGAACTGGCGAAAAGCCATATGCAGTATTCAATGCGAAAGTAGTTGATGTGTCAGACAGAGAACTTTCGATGAAAGAAGGTTGTTTAAGTTTTCCTTTGTTGTATTTAAGTGTCAAACGTCCAGACTCAGTGCGTATTCGATTTCAAGATGAAACTGGAGAAACGAGAACAGAAAAGTTTATTGGCATGACTGCCAGAATTGCATTGCATGAATTTGACCATATGCTTGGAAAAGTGTATACTCAAAAGGCTTCACAATATGAAACACAAAGAGCAATACGTAAACGCACAATTTTGAAACGTAAAGTAAAAAAAATCTAATATCCAAAAGGAGTCGAACATGAGTAATGAAGAAGATAAATTTAAAAAATCTAAACGAATCCTTAAAGACGAAAATGCAATACGAAAGCAATTAAAGATTGCAAAGGCATATAACATACCAGTTGAATCACCACACCAATTAGCTAAACATCATGTGTTAGATTGTGGAAACCCAAATTGTGTGATGTGTGCAAATCCTAGAAAAGTGTGGAAAGAAAAGACAATTCAAGAAAAACGTTTTGAACAAACAGAAAAATTTGATAATGATTAAAGAGAAATATCTTGGCGCATATATGAAGACTGCAAGAGTCTTTGCTGAATTGAGTTCTGCTAAACGCAAACGAGTTGGTGCTGTTATTGTTAAAGATAACAGAATCATTTCCATTGGCTACAATGGTATGCCAAGCGGATGGGATAATAATTGTGAAGATGAAATACATGAAGAATCTGAATATGTGATTGACATGGGTGGACCAATTCATACCATGGGTTCAATCAGATGGAAAACAAAGCCAGAAGTTCTCCATGCAGAATCAAATGCAATTGCCAAACTAGCAAAGTCTACCGAGAGTGGTGATGGTGCTTCTATGTTCATCACTTGCTCTCCATGCATAGAATGTGCTAAAATGATATTTCAGAGCGGGATCAAAGAAGTATTCTATGGCGAAGATTATCGTGATGATGGCGGTATCGTTTTCCTAAATAAATGTGGTATAACTGTAAAAAAAATATTATGAGCAACAATTCTCACAAATTTCAATTCGTTTATGGTAAGAGTCAAGAATCAATTACCGAATATTTGAATAATAATTCGACACACATTTTTCATCCAATAGTGGATTTAACAAATAAAGAATTTGAAAAAACTCTGCATGATTTTTATAATTCGAAGGAATGGAAAAAAATCAGGAACGAATTTAAAAAACATATGACTCAAATGTGTTCTGTCTGTTGTTCAGAAGATCGTCTTGTTGTGGACCATATACGTCCTGTACGATATTACTGGAATGAAAGACTTAATAATAGCAATTTACAAATGCTTTGTGGTGATTGCAATAAAGAAAAGGGAAGTATTTTAGGATGGACAGTAAAATGGCATGAAAAAAATAAAGAATCCCTTTCTCGAAATAGAATATTAAAAGAAGAAAATATTAAATATTATTATGAAAAAAAAGCCTTAGCTAAAGCTAAAACATTAAATGAAACATCAAAACAACTATGAGTGTAGACACAATGAACAAACCAAAAATTGAAGAATCATCTCAGTATCAGAATTTGATTGGTGAGAAAAAGACTATTGATAAACCTGTTTCTCTTTTAGATCACATGAATCTAGATGAAGACGAGAAAGAAAAGTATTCTGACCAAGGTGAAAAAGAATGGAAGAAACTTTGGAAAGGTATGCCTGAGTTTGACCAAGAAGAAAATCCAACATACAAAACACTATATGTGCATTTTCGAACTGAAGCAGATTACAAAGAATTTGCTAAATTAGTCAATCAAAATCTTTCAAACAAGACAAAGAGCATCTGGCATCCAGCACTTGATAGAACACAAAACTCTCTTCTCAGATGGGTAGTCGATGATTCAGAATGAATTCTTAGCCGAAAAGCCGCTAATTCTTTTCGACAAATTTTTAAATGATTATGGAAGTATTTTTGATATTGACCATAACGAAGCTAAAAGAATGTTGAGAGATGATTCTCTTTTTCAGAGACTGACTTCTGAATGGTATGAAAACCTAGATCAGAACAATTTAGATGATGCATTTAAAGTATATAATGATGACTACTATTTTGTGGACATTTTCAATTGCTATAGAACATACAGTAGAAGTTATATTAAACGATTGATGAAGCCATCAATGGCAAACGGTGAATCTGTTTATGATTTGCTTAAAACTTCTGCATCGTTTGTTGACATTGGCTGTGGAATCAGTTATAGTACATGTGCGCTGAAGACTCTTTTGCCTGATGCAAAGGCATACGGCATCAATTTGAAAAACACTAAGCAATGGAAGTTATGTGAAGTCATGGCAAAAAGACACGATTTTAATCTGATTGAAAGTGTGCATGAAATAGGTCATAACGTAGATTTTGTTTTTGCGTCTGAATACTTTGAACACATTCAAAATCCAACAGAACACGTAAAAGAAATCATTGATGCAATATCGCCAAAGTATTTTATTATTGCAAACGCATTTAACACACATTCAATTGGTCACTTCAAGACATACGAATATGAAAATAAAATTGTAGATCAATCGAAAATTTCTGCTATATTCAATAAGTTCTTAGTTGAAAATGGATATGAAAAAGTCTTATGCAAAATGTGGAACAACAAACCAACAATATGGAGTAGAGTGAATGCATAATCCTGAACATCCAGTTTATATCATATCAAAGGGTCGTGCTGACTCAATGATTACTTCAAAGTCACTTTCAAGAATGAAGGTGCCCCACTACATCATCATTGAACCTCAAGATGAAATGCTATATGAAAAAGCATTAGACACATTCAATATTAGACCATGGGTCACATTGATTGTTGCACCATTTTCAAATCATGGCGATGGTCCTGGTCGTGCAAGAAACTATGCATGGGATCATTCAATATCTATTGGTGCAGAAAAACATTGGGTGATGGACGACAACATTTCAGACTTCTATAGACTACATAAGAACCAACGAATTCGTGTAGAGTCTGGCATACTCTTCTATATCTGCGAACAGTTTATTGATAGATTCGAAAATGTTCCTGTGTCTGGTTTGCAATATCGATTCTTCATTGCACCGAATCAGAAGTATCCACCTTTCGTAAAGAACACTCGAATCTATTCATGTCTTTTGATTGACAATGCTTGCAAACATCGTTGGCGTGGTCGTTACAATGAAGACACAATTCTAAGTCTTGACGTTCTTAAAGATGGTGATTGCACAATTCAATTCAATGTGTTCATGCAAGGTAAAGCCGCAACTCAAACTGTCAAGGGTGGCAATACTACAGAATTCTATCATGCTGAAGTTGGTTTTGATGATGAAACTGGTGAAGCAATTAAAGCAGATAAGTTAGTTGATGCGAAAGGCAAAAAATACAATGAGTCTGGCACAATTGCAAAATCACAAATGCTTGCCGATGTTCACTCAGACGTTTCTAGCGTTGTTTGGAGATATGATCGTTGGCATCATTACGTTGACTACTCTCAATTCAAAGGCAATCAGTTGAGATTGAAGTCAAACATAACTATACCGAATGAACCTAACAATTATGGAATGAAACTTATTACAAATTGGCAAGGTTAACATAATGTGGTTAAAGTTTTTATAAGCCATGAGTTATTATTTGACGCCAATGACGGTGGATGAAATTAGCGAACTTGTAGGACCAACATTTGCTACATCATTTCAAGTTGAAATGGATTTAATATTTCAGCCATTACGAAAACATTTAGAAAAAGGTAGACCGCTTTCTTTAGGAAAAGAAATCTGGGAATACGCTGTTGCTGATAGTATTAACAATGCTGAATGGTGTGGTGCAGGACACAATATCATTGATGTTAAAGTCAATGCTGATATTGGCATTGATGTTAAGAGTGTTAGTCGAGATGATAATGCAATAAAAACTACAGAGTCAAGTATGTTTCAAACATTCAAAGATGAAACAAAAAAACATTTTAATGAAAATAATACCGAAAGTTTGTGGAATCTTTTTGTTGATGGTTGGTTTAAAAAAACTAAATCTATTAAAAAATATTATTTGATGGCAATTATTAGAGATAAAAAAACTTTAGATTGTTCCTTATGTTGTTTTCGAGTAAACGATGTTCAGATTAATTACTCGCCAAATTTGTGTAAGTTAAATACTAAAACAATGAAAGTTGATGGTATTGTTAATGGAGATTATGCCGATGTTCTGGTATATAGTAGTAAGACTAGACTTGAAATAAAATTCAAAAGAAAATTGTGGGAATCAAAAACATATTCCATGCAAATTTATGAAAACCCATGGATTGAAAGACGCAATTTAATAAATTTTTTTATTTAGACCCCGTAAGTGATTGATCTATAAGGGGTTTTTACATCGATTTTAAGAAAAACCCCTTCATTTCACACAAATGTGTTGTTTTGACGCTACACTACATCAAATAGTTGTTGACATTCATTCCCACTATGCTATACTGTATACATACATTGAGATTACAGAGGAATTTATGTCACACATTGAACATCCTGCCGCCTACGAAGCCGCTACCAAGCGCAACATCATAAACAATGCTACCAAAACTTTCTACAGGACGTATCCCGATGCTGGCGATATCGTCCAATTCCTTGTTGACAATTCTGAGAAAAATTCTTTCTATTCAAATCTTCTAGGTTCGTTGAACACTTATGGTAAGTTGACAGAAAAACAAGTCCTTGCTGTACGCAAATCAATTACCACTCAAGCTGAACGTAAAGCACAATGGATTGCACAAGCCGCAGAGAAAAACACAACCCGCACATTCATTGGCACCGAAAAGAAAAAGATTACTGTTACTCTAACAGTTAAAAAAGCAATTGTCGTTGATCGCCCTAAATTTTATTGGGCTGATTCTGGCAGAAGTCTTCTCCGTATTTGCGAAGATACCGATGGCAATGTAATAGTATTCAGCGGCAATGCAGATTTTCCCGCTGAAGGTGAAACTGCCACTATCACCGCTACAGTAAAAATGCACCGCTACTATAAACAAAACGATATTGAAGTGCCACAGACAGTTATCATCCGTCCAAAGATTGTTGCCATTGTACAACAACCTGTTGCAGAAACCGCTTGACATTTTAATCCACATGAGTTAAGATACATACATGCTTAAAACACAAATTTCAAAATCCACTCTAGCAAAGTTACTTGCTACAGAGAATATTTCGGTAGAGTATCGCAAGGTGCAAACTGCATCATTCGATATCGTGAATCGCCGTCTTACTCTTCCCATTATGAATGACACTACACCTGAAATGACAGACCTTTTGGTTGGTCATGAAGTTGGTCATGCATTAGACACACCACAATCATACGTTGAATCTGCTAAAGCTGGCGGTTCTGCATTCTCTACATTCTTGAATGTTATTGAGGATGCAAGGGTCGAACGTAGAATGAAGGATCGTTATCCTGGTTTGCGTAAGCCTATGGCTATTGCATATCGTCAATTTACTGAACGTGATTTCTTTGGCATCAAAGGTCAAGATGTAAATGCGCTTATGTTGATCGATAGAATTAATTTGCATTTTAAACTTGGTGCAATTGCAGGCATTAAATTCAATGCCGAAGAAATGATGTACGTTAACGAAGTTGAAACGGCAGATTCGTTTGAGCAAGTGAAAGATATCACCGAACGTTTGTATGATTTTTGCAAAGCAGAGTTAGACCAAAAACGTCAAGAGGCTAAAGAAGAATTCGAAAGACGCAAAGAGAATGGCGAATTCGATGGCGAAGATTATGATACTGACGATATTTTCGGTGATGATACCGAAGACTATGATGACGGAGATTCGAATAGTTCTGGCTCTGGTTCTGATGATGATGAAGATGGCGATTATGAATCAGAAGAACGTTTTGACAACGGCTATTCTAATGAGCCGACATTCGAACAGGCAATGCCTAAAGAATTGAAAGTGTATGGTGATGAAGTCAAATCTGTAACGGATGAAAAATTTCAACAAGCACTAAAAGGTCTTGCAGAAACGAAAGAAATTAATGTTGGCAAGATTACAAGTCAAAAGAAAATTGATTTAAAGAATTATATTATTCCTTTCAAAGAGTTGCAATTCTTTGACGAATCAATTTATGATAATGACGAATTAAAAGAGCATGACCGTTATGATACTAGTCTGCTGATGAAATTCGAAGCCAAGAATAAGAATCCAATTGCTTATCTTGTAAAAGAATTTGAAATGAAAAAGAAAGCGGCTGAGTTGCGCCGTATTACAGTATCAGATA